ATAGGTGACTGAATGCCAGGTATTATCCGCAGCACTGGTTCTGATTGTCCAGTTTATACCGTCAGGCGAGGTCATTACTCTGTTGCCGGTACCGGTGGAAGCCACGGCCACGAATAAGCCATTGCCATAGGTGACTGAATACCAGCTATTATCCGCAGCACTGGTTCTGATTGTCCAGTTTATACCGTCAGGCGAGGTCATTACTCTGTTACCGGTACCGCTGTAAGCCACGGCCACGAATAAGCCATTGCCATAGGTGACTGAAATCCAGCTATTATCCGCAGCACTGGTTCTGATTGTCCAGTTTATACCGTCAGGCGAGGTCATTACTCTGTTACCGGTACCGGTATTAGCCACGGCTACGAATAAGCCATTGCCATAGGCGACTGAAATCCAGCTATTATCCGCAGCACTGGTTCTGATAGTCCAGAATGTTCCTTTTGATATAATATTGCCGACAACTTCCAATTTTTCACTTGGCGCCGTCGTCCCGATGCCGACGTTGCCTGTATCAGATACTATTATAGAACTATTCTCCAATCCTATTGCATCACTTGTATGCTTTGGAATATAACCATTCGATAAGTTTATTAATTTTAAGGTAGTGAGTGGATTCACAGACCAAGTTGCCCCACTGTCAGATACCGTGATATCGCCTTTGTCGCCGTTAGTAACAACATTGTTTATCTCAGTTGAAGTCGCTGTCAGAGCAACATCTTCATTTATTTTTGGGCTTGTCAAGGTTTTATTCGTGAGCGTTTGTGCTCCTGATGTAGTAACTGCTTGGACTCCACCTTGTTGTAATAAGGTAGCATTGACAGTCCCACCAGAGATAGAAACATTGCTTGACGATTGAGCCGCCATTGAGCCAATCCCAACGACTGAACTCATAAGCTCGAACTTTCCAAGAGTAGAATTATACCTCAACGGGATAATATAATTAGCTGTTATGTCTCCGGCAATTAATTCCTCTCCGCCTTTTTTTATTATACTCTTAACGCCTATTGAATCTACATTTATTGTGCTCGCGCCAGTATTTGTTGCAACCGCTTTAAATAAAACCTCCATGCCGTCTGTATAAATTGTCGCAGTATATGGCATTGCCACAAGATAGGTATTAGCAGAACCAGTATCAGTTCCGTAAGTTATAACTCCCTTCTTTGTGCTTGCTTCAGAAGGGAGTTTATCAAGACCAACTTCAAGAGCATCTAAAGGAGTGTTCAGGTCGCTTGAGCGTACACGGTTGCCTGCTATAACATGGTAAGTTGACGATTCAAAATATTCGTTTGCTGAAACAATATTCCCAGATAACAATAAAAAAGCTACGGCAAAGATTCTTAACAGTTTAAACATTATCTTTGGACCCTCCCTAATAAATCATAATGAACAATATACCCATGTATTATATGTGGGCCTGCATTAGTCAAGCCTGATCTTGGAGATGGGCTGCCAGATTGAAGCTCGAACACACCAGAATGGTAAATTGTTGGCGAAAAGTTTAAGCCAGTTCCATAAATATCTAAAGATGCTGTCGCCATTGATTTACCATCCCAATTAAAACCATTCCAATTGTCAACATCCCATGAACCCCCCGAACCCTCTGTTGAAAAATAGCTGTTAGAGCCATCATCTTCTCCATAATTGAAATCAACACCAACCCTTATATATGTATCAATCGGAGCGTCAACTTCCAAAACAAGTTTTCTTATCCGTTTGTCGTTGTTTGGTGTTTTTAAGTGATTGTAACGAGCCTTAAGCGATGCTGTAATTGCATTTCCGTTAAATGACGTGCCTTTATCTAATTGGTATACAAACCCATCAGTTGAACCAAAATATATTTCTTCTTCCCCTGCTAAGTTTTCGGAAGAGCATACACATACCGGAAGTTTATCATAAAGCTGTTGAGAAAAACCAACTACTTTGTTCCCGCTAAGAGTCAGAGTGAGAACGGTAAGATCAGAAAAGAATATCCGATATTGATTTTTTTCCTTAATTCTTACAGAACTTTGTACCAAGCTTAATTTTTGTTTTAAATACGGCTCAACATATTTTGATATCGTATTGGCTTTAAAATCCCCATATTCTTGCGTGGCAGATAAAGTTGTTAGCCCTCTGTCGTCAAGATAAATACCAGACCCAAGCTCCTGTATTGTCCATTCAATAGCTCCTGAGCCATCGGCATATGGTTGCAAATTCCATGTGTCAGCGTCATGCCCGGAAAGAACTTTTGTTGAATTTCTGGTAAATATAACCAACGCACCAGGCATAGATAAAAAACCTACACCTTCATCGCCTACGCCTATTTCAGCTGCCCCTGTTACTGCCGACCATGTAAGTGGATCACCAATAGACGAGTGCTGAATAGACCCACCGGCAAACATTAAAAATAAGTATTTTCTGAACTCAGCAATATGTGTCGGCTTATCAGTCGTCATGCCTGTTTCAATGGTTGCGAAATATGTTCCATCCCATTCAAAAGCTTTATTCTTCCCGTCACACCCATACATCCTTAATGTAGATGAATGCCCCCTAAGGTTGGTATTTATAAACTCGAATTTTCCGCTTGGAGCTGAAAACTGATATGATGTTTGTGCTCCGACCGCTGTCGCTGCACCAACGATACTGCCTACTATCGCACCGGCTGCGAAATTTCCGCCAGCCCTTCCACTTATAGTAAAATACCCTGCTGCATTACCACCTGTCCATGTTCCTGACTGTACAACAACCCTTCTGACAACAGCAGTTACAGCGCCTTGCGTAATGGTTTCGCCTTCGACAAACACCACGGTTCCGGTATTAAACGCAAGCCTCTCGCCTAAGTTGCACTGCGTCCATCCGGCAGTTGAAGACTTGAACATAATAGTTTCTGTGCCTGCTGCGTTATTCCTGAATGCGTATTTCACGCCTTTATACTGCCATACCCCTAAGATATTGCCAGAACCAGGGACAATGGCTATGTCAGCTCTTAACGCTGCAATCGTGGCAATTAGATAAATGCTGTCAAGTGCGTCTGTGATGGCGTCGTTTTCTCTTTCTATTCCGTCTACGATAGCCTTTGTTACTGCGCTAACTTGTAGGTTCTCGTTGTTTATAAATCCAGTTGTTACATTAAAAAGAACAAGATACCCCGCTGCATCTCCGCCAGCCCAAGAACCAGATTCCAAGACAACATATAAAACCTCTCCCATCCCTACTGCTCCGGTAACTATATTCCCAACAGAAATAGCAGCAGTCCCGCCATCAAAATCTAATATCCAATAAGAAGCTTCAGATGGTTTCGGCCTTCCGTCAAATACTTCGTACCCGTCTATAAGCCTGCATTTCCCTTGCAGATCAAGTTCATAGTTTTTGCAGAAAAGCAACTTTCCAGGATTACCTGAAATTGACGGGTTTATAAGATCAAGTCCACCCTCCAAGGGCACATACTCGATCTTAAAATCCGATTTTGGCATAAAATATTTTGTGAATATTTTTGGAGGCTTCATAGTAAAGATGGCCCATATGTAATTTTTGGAAGCTGATTATACTCCAACTTATTCAACGCATTATTAAACTGTGTCTCACCATGAGCATAAACTTCAGGAGCACCTTCGAAAGCTCCATAATACATTAAAGCTTTCCATACAATTATCAACTGTTGATCGGGAATAACTGGAATATCAGTGTTATTAGTTAATGTCTGCGCTGTAACTTGTTTTACGTATTCACCGTTTACTGTATAAACAGCGTCAGGGATAGGCCATAAATCCATTGATAAATCAGGCTTTATTGAGAAAATAGTTGGCCTGCCAGAGGTTAGCCTTGTCGAGCCGAACTTGCAGTTTTCTTTATAGTCATCCCATAATAAATATTGAAGGTCGGTTTCATCGGAAACAGAAGAGTATAAACGGATTCCAGATAAGCAATTATAGTCAGGATTAAGTTTCCAGGAGGCAAGCCCGGAAAGACTTACCCCGGCAGGAGTATAGTTCTGAACAGTGGATATTGTAGGAAAGCTGAAGTCCTCTACTCTGAACAACCATGACTCATGCAGCCCTTGTATATCTTCATATGCTGTTAGAATCCAGTTTACAAGCCTTTGGTTCATTCCTGTCTGGTCTAATACAGTTACAGGAGCGGTTCCTTGCCGACCTGTTTCAGAATGAAGCCTTTGAACAAGTTGTAAAAAATTCATAATGATTCAGGCAAGGAAGCCCACTGATTTATCTGTGGGAGGAATTGCCTGCCTTTCTTAAAAAAACTATTGACATTTAATTTCAATGGTATTATATTAAAAACATGAAACAAACACTGATGATAAAACTTACTCCCACAGAAACACAACGCAATGCTCTTCTTGAAACAATGGAATGTTTTAACAAAGCCTGCAATTGTATTGCTGATAAAGCTTTTGAATTGAAAACAGCCAACAAAATAAGACTCCAGCAATACGTTTACCAAGATATCAGAAAAGACTTTGGTCTTTCCGCCCAGCTTACAATCAGGGCAATTTCTAAGGTTTCCGAGGCATATAAACGAGATAAGAAAGTTCAGCCGACATTTAAACCTCATGGAGCTATTGTTTATGACCAAAGAATCCTTTCCTGGAAAGGTCTGGATAGAGTTTCTATTCTGACACTTCAGGGCCGTCAAATTGTTCCTATTAGTATTGGAAGTTATCAGGAAGCAAGGCTTGACCGGATAATCAGACAAACCGATCTTATTTATCAAGATAAGACTTTTTATCTCGCCGCTGTGATTGATTCTCCTGAATTGCCTCCCAATAGTCCTGATGAATTTATTGGTGTTGATCTCGGAATTAAAAATCTGGCGTTTGATTCTGATGGCATTCAATATTCCGGCAATAAGGTTAATGCTCTTAGAAAACGTCATGCAAAGTTGAGGGCTAAGCTCCAAAGCAAAGGCACAAAATCGGCTAAACGCCTTCTGAAAAAACGGAAAAGAAAAGAGTTCAGGTTTGCTAAAGACGTTAACCATGTAATCTCCAAAAAGATTGTTGCAAAAGCTACAGACACTGGAAGGGGAATTGCCCTTGAAAATTTGGAAGGTATCCGCTCCGGTACGGTTGTTAGAAAAAAGCAGAGGAGGCAACATAATTCTTGGGGATTTTACCAACTCCGCAAGTTTATTGAATATAAGGGTAAAATTGCCGGTATTCTCGTGCGTCTGATTGACCCTCGGAACACTTCGAGAACGTGCCCTGAATGTGGATGTGTCGATAAACATAATAGAAAATCTCAATCTAAATTCTCCTGCATAAACTGCGGTTTCTCCTCAATCGCTGATTATGTTGCGGCTATCAATATCAGCCGCAAGGCATCAGTCAATATGCCAGACGTGGCAGTCAACTTCAGTTGACCGGCTACAAGCCACCTGCTTTAGCGGGTGGTAGTTGACTTTTTAGTCCCCTTTTATCGATCAGTAAGGTTGTGCTAAAATTCCATCCAGCCACTTCCTGCCTGCGTCACCCCTTGGATCATGGACTACCGTAAAAGGATACACCAGCGCCGATCTTTCTGTCATTTGGACAACATCAGGTTTTGTAGGGTCCGGTGTTTTTTGTTCGTATTTTGTCATCCTGCCACTTGCGAGCGCCTCTACATATTTGCGCCTGACTTTTTGTCTTTGGCCTCTTATGAATGGCTGGTTAAGGCCATTAACCGAAGGGCATGGGTTTTCAACTGCGTTATCGTTCGAGTCCTCATGCACAACAACAGTCAATATGTCGTTCATGAATGCTTCTATCTCGATCTCTTTTTTAATAAAATCTGAATCAGTGACTTTTTCTATCGGACCAGGGTCGCCTATTTCAGACAGATCAAGAGTTCTCCCCTTGCCTAACTTTTCATTTATTGCGTCTGTTTCTTTCGCCATAAAAATAATCCTCCCTTTGAAATACAAAGGCCGGGCATTTTATGGGGCTTCTCCCCTTTAAATGCCCGGCCTTAAATAGTGCTCTGAGCTTTCTTATTGTTTACGCTACAATCGGTTCATCCGGTACTGCAAGAATATCATAATAAGTGTCGGTAATACCGGTTGCGCTTAATTCTGTCGTTCCTGCTGTAAATGTATATCCCGCTGCGGTATCGACTCTGACCGCACCTATCGGACATGTATCATCCACTGGCATAGGCCATGCCAATGGGCTTTTGCCCGCTGTAATATCAGCTGTTAATACTTCAGTGCCCTTAACAGATGAAAGCGTGCCTGAAACATTAAGGCATACAAGATACAAACATGATGTTAACGCTGCTTGAGCCGTCGCTGCCGTTAATGCGATATCCGCTGCATCGGCCTTATGGTATAGCTTCCCGTTTATAGCGAAATCAACCCCAGCTCCATTAGGAGCTGCAATATCTACAGCCGCCGCCGCCGAGTTACCTATTTTTAACCCTGCCTTTGATAAACATAAGGTTCCACCTCTTATAATCTCACTTAAATTAAGCATGGCAATTTACTCCTTTCCTAAAAATTTCTCATACAGAGAAATGTGTTCGATTGTTAATTTGTTGGTTTCGTCCAAACGCTTCAGTTGTTTTTTTATGATATCCGTAACGGTTTCCCCAAAATCGACTTCCTTATCAAGAACCCCATTGTTCCATATCATTTTACGATCTGCTCCTTCGCCAACTTCCCGAACCTGAAGAACCTTTAGTTCTTCTTCGCTAAAAGATAGATTTTCTTTAGCAACTCTTAGCAGTTTTAAATTCGTGAAGTTACCTTCTTTCGGTAAAACAGCCTGAAGCATTAATCTTTCCAATACACTTAATTCCATAGACAAACCCCCCTTTTTAATTGTTACCCCTTTTTAAATGATTACGCATTAGCCCATAACGGAAGCCTGTAAATTGTCCCGTTCAGATTGATCAGCATATATGCCTGGTCAGCAACAAACGCTGGCGTTGCTGTATCCGCCCACGCTGTGCCGAAAGCTGAATGAACAGTCATCTCATAACTTCCCGCCCCGACAAGCTTTAAAGATGGAACATCGGCAGGGCCAGTAATTACTAACTGGTCTTCGCTCTGATCCCACAACATAGAACACCCTGAAGTTGCTCCGTAGGCTCTCAGGTCGTTGCCTTTACTCCCGCCAGCAGCTCCAATAGTAAGCGTTCCGTTTGTATCTGTTGATGGGTCCCAAAAGACACCGCAGCCCGTTATATCTCCGTACAGGTTAAACATAAGCCCCTTGGTATCCGCCCCGATATAAACAGCGCCATTTGTATCCCCGTTCGCATCAAAAAGAACTTTATGCAATGCGGTTGTGCCGTACCAAATGAAATCTCCGGCAGTTGTCCCAGATACCCCCATTTGTATGGCCGCTGTAGTATTGGCCCCGGTAATTTTTATTCCGGTCGCATTTGCGCCTGACAGATTCAAGGCAGCAGCAGAACAGGCTGAACTTATTTCTATACCGTCAACCGTGGTTGTTCCTGAAATCCTGATTGCATCGGTAATGCTTCCGGCAGTAATTGAGATACCCGTTGTGATCGCGGTTGCATCGAGCAATATACCAGTGGTATATGTCCCTGCGCCAGACATCGACATGCCTGTTGTTATTGTTTGACCGGTAGCAACCGTCATAGCAAAACACTCGGTGGCGCTGGCTGTATAAGTAAGGCTGATGGCCGTTCCTATTGTTCCGGTTCCGGTGCATACCATGCTTATGCCGGTTGTCATAGTAATGCCAGTATCGACCGCAAACGAAATACCGGTTGCAAGAGCGGCGTCAACATCAACCAGCATAGCAATGGCCTGGTCACCGGAAATGTGTATTGCCGATACCGTATTCGTGCCTGAAATATGCAGTGCATCAGCGCAGGCCCCTGATATCAGAATGCCGTCACCTGTCATGGCCCCGGAAATAGATAGTCCGGTAGTTCCGGCGGCGGCAAGCGAAATAATTGTTGTGCCTGTCCCAAAAGCAAGAGGTTTCATGGTCATTGACTCGTCATCATTAATAATATGCGAAAACAATGATCTTATCGACCGCCTCGCTCTTGGGTCAGATATATAATTTATATATGTTTGAATTTTGCTCATATGGTCTCCTTGTAGCCGGGCAAATCTTAAGTTGTTATAAGTCCGTTACGGCTGTTTTCAGTGATATCATCCAGTTTTCGTTAAGTCTTACTGCATTATACCAGAAATCGGCTCCTACATACCCGAACATACCGCTTGGGTTGGCATGGTTTTTTACATTCGCCGGGATTATGGTTGGGGAAACTCCGCTATACCCATGCCCTTTTAAGGAAATATGCCCCCATGCATCCTGAGCAGTCACAATCATTGTGTAAACATCAATGTTAGTAGCGTTGGCCGCCTTCATACCGGTCGAGCCTACCGCAGCTCCTACCGCAAGAGCAGGAGCAAACAGAGGCGAAGGTATAAACCGGAACTCTTCGCAAGCACCTATTTCCCTTTCGTGAACTGGTTTTACGGCAGTTCCGTAATCTTCTCTTTTGGTAAATCCAGGAAGGTCTCTTATGTCTGAGTTGCAATCTGTATGATGGAATACAAGGTAAGTTGCTTCTACGGATGCCGTCCCGAAATCAGGCCCCGGCATAATGGCCTTGGTCACCCTTTTGGCACGGTTGCTTTCCATTGTTCTTGCACAGAGCCGCAATCTTGCCAAACTGACCGCTGAATTTACGCCAACCAACGTTGACCCATTCGCGTAGACAATATTGGTTCCGTTTTTTATCTGCCCAAAACATACAAGCTCTGCTATCTCTGCAAGAGTTTCACCTGTAAGCTGTGCCATATCAGCAGGAATATCATCCTCATACATAAGTTGTGCTTTGCTCGAAAACTTAAAAAGAACCGCATACTGGTTAAGAGCGATAGAAACATCGGTGTAACTTATTGTGTTAGCCGTTGGCGTAGTCCCTTCAGATGTAAGAAAATTTGCTGCTGCAATATTCGGAACTTCGGTTGCTGTCGCGTTAAACGGTTTAAGCCTTCTGAATACCACAGTATCGGTTTTTCTTAACGGCTGCTCTTTTTGTGAGCCGAATTTTGCCAGAACTTGAATTGGTTCGGCATGTTTTAACATTTCCATTTCTGCCCGGATTAGATTCCGGGATGCTACTGTTGAATATAATTGTGTTGCCATAATATATTATCTCCTTTATGTTTTGCCCCAAAACTCACGGGCAACTTTTTTTCTATATTCTTCATCCGACATATCGCTATCTGTTTTACTTGCATTCTGTCTGCTTTTGTCGTTTGAAAATGTTTCTGATTTTTTTAGTCGTTCTTTTCTCTCTGCTTCAATTTCTGCAACGGTCTTCCCCCTTTTGTCAGCGGGTTCTTTTCCTGTGTATTTCTCCAACACAGAAATAGCATCAAATGGGTTCATGCTTGAGCATTTTTGCTTTACATCATCGGGCTGTGCTGATATCCAGTCGTTCCACTCCTTTGTCTTCAGAATAGATTCCCATCCAGGATGTTGAAGCGAAATAAGATCCTTTGCATATTCCACCTTAACCTCGGATATTTTCTTATTAACCAGGTCTTCGCTTAGAGCTGATTTTTTAAGATTCTCAATCTCGGCGAGCACATCTTTAGATATGCCTATCTCCTGAGCTATTTTCTTCCTTTCTAATTCAAGTCGACTGTCCATTGCTTTAGCCCATACAGGGAACTCATCTCTGAGTGATGCCCATTCTTCATCTGAACTTGCAGCGGCGGCCAAGTCTCCTTTTGTCGGCGCTTTTTCAGATAATTTTCTGGCATCTTCTGAAGCTTTCTTTGCTTCCGATAACTCGTGTGTGACAGAACCAATTCGCCTTTCGGCCTGTTTTAGCCTTTCAGCCAAAGCGCCAACCTCTGTAGCCTTCGCCTTAAGGTTTTCAAACTCAACTTTTAAAGCTGGGTTGATTCCTTCCCACTGATCTTCATTCTTTATTACTTCAGTCTCAGGCTCTTTTATCACTTCGCTACGGTTTGGCATCTCGCTTCCGCTTGATGTATCCCAAAATTCTTTTGCAAATTCTGCCCTTGCGGTTTTAGCCTCTTCTTCCGTTAATGATTCTGTTTCCATGTTTTTGTTTCCTTCCCCGGTTATTACAAGCGGGTGGATTGAGGCGGTTTTACCGGCTCATAGTTTTTTATTCACTCACTTTTAAACTCATTTCAAATCTTATAAATTTTAATTCAGGTTGGTGCTCCTTAGTTACTTTATAATAAATTCCCTTAGAAAGCAAGAACTTTTCTATGTCAGCTGCACATGCAAGTGCTGTAATCGTATCCATAATCGGTTCAGTCGATTTCTTCTGATTCATTATTTATCTCCGGGGCTGGTTTTGATAAATCAAGTATTTCCTTGATAAACGCTATCTTGCCTCTTATTTTTAGGGTATCCGTTTCTTTTAAGGTTGTGTTATCGTTTGCTTCTCTTAGCTCTTGTAATCTCCTGAAACAAAACGATTTTATAAATAACCATGTATCGGAATGAATATCAAGCTTGCCATATCCCTTAGAAACTTCCTCTTGAAATTGTAATTTAGCTTCAATGGGAGTGAACGGAACAGCCGGTCCTTCCTTGGTCTCAGAAATAAATTGTTTTGCGCTGGTTAGCTTTTTAAAAAACCGAATCATGGTTTGGCGTCCTTGCAATACGCCGAAAATTCAACTTCTATTTCAGGAATAGTCGAGCTTTGTCCAAAACTGTCATGCTCGAAAATACCCTCATGCGCTCCATCCATGTATTGTATTTTAATCAGCTTCGCGCCTTTAGGAACTCCCTTATTAACTCCAAAGACAGATCCTTCAGTAAACAATGCTTCAAAAACTTCCTTTGAAAATTTTACTTTAGCTAAGCCCATAGTGCCCTCCCTTTATTATTCACTGTTGAAAAGCCATTCCCTCTTTAGCTCTCCCTACGGGCTCGATAGGAGGCTTTGTTAATTCTGCCGTTGTAGCTTTCTTGTCCTCTAACTCCCTCATAAGATTTTGCTTAGAAGCCTCTTTTGCTAAATCAGCCTTAATCTCGCTCAACTTCATCCCGCTTGCCTGAGCAAATTCCATCTGTTTCATTTGTAAATCCATCTGTTTCATTTGAGCGTCAAACTGACGCTGTTTCTCGGCTTCCTGCGCTTTGAATTGTATCTCAGCCATATCCGACTGCTGTACAAGTTGCGCTTTCTGCATCTCACCCTGCACCCTGATCGTTGCTGATTGGATTTTCGGGTCTTGCTGTTGCGGCTGTCCCTTTCTGGCTTCTTCGTCACGCTTCTTATCTATATCCGACTTTAAAACATTTAACCGCAATGACGTGAATAACTCTCTTGCCGCTTTTCCCCAATCAATTTCGTTATCTATTTTTGGGTCTCCCCTCAATCCCATCAACTGAACCAGGGTTCTTGCCTGTTGGTCTCTTGCCAGTAGCACAGAGGTTCCTCTTGCATCTACGTTGTAATCACCTTTTATGTCTGAATTTTCGTTATACTGCATATTCCAGTAATAATACCGCGCGACATGAGGCCGTGTGATCTGATCATCCCATCTTTTTACCCTTGACCGTATCGCGACATTGTTTGAATCTACAACGATATTTGTAGCACCGAGCGTTTCGGGCATTTCCTGTTGCTCGCCCTGGAACAGCATCGGCAGCGCGGTTTCCATATCAAGAAATCGTAAAGCCATTTCAATAATAGCCTGGAGTTCTTTCTGTCTGCTCTCAATCTGAAACTGTGCGAAAGCCTTCCTTACATCAGCTTCATTTTCACCGGTGTCTTTCCAAAGCTTCTTGCCTGTTATTTCCCATCTGCCGTCGACAGGCTCAATGCCTTTCCCGATAGCAATATTAGCACCGGATGAATCTCTTGCATTATCCATTGTCGTTCGCCATGCAGCCTGAACTACTTTTTGTGCCCATGCGCCTATCCTTACAACTCCAATCCCCCATATGCTGTTTTTGACAGGACACCATTGAAAAAAATCATACGGCAACCCGCCTGAATCCAATACGTTTAGTTGTATCTTGATTGGCCTTTCATTTACAAAAACAACGCACGCTGACAACAAATCTCCATCCTGATCTTCTGTGTCTATCCCTAAAACGTCTAAATCTTCTCTGTTAATATCTGTGCAGCATTCCCATTTCTCATAGGTTGAAACATCTGAAGCAGCTACTTTGTTTATCTCAAGCCTTTTATCTCTTGTATATGATGCCTGGGTTCGATAGGGCGTTTCTTTTAAAACTGCTTTTATCTGTTCGGTTAAATAACCCTCAACACCTATCAGGCTTTTCAATTCTCTTGGGAGCACTTCGTCATATTCCCATATGTATCCGGCTTTTGCGATGTCTTCTCCGCAATTCGGGTCAGGGTATATGTTCCAGTAATCAACTCGCTTGCTTTTTGGTGTGTGTTCTTCAACTGTCTGCATTACATATGTTGAGCCGGTCTCGTCGGTTTTTTTAATCCATGCTTTCCGTGTCTGTTTTATTACGCCAGGGCCTTTCAAAATTCCTGTACCTGATACAACAGCATCATGTACGACTTTTCTGCATTCCCCGTTAAAATTACATTCTGTTAGCTGGTCGTCAATTTCTGTTTCCATGCCCTTCATTGCCTCTTCAGCAGCTTCGACCTGCGCTCTTGCAATGTCGGATGTCTTGACCGGCTGGCCATCGGGATTAACATACGTCTGGCCTGTTGTAGTGTCAATCGGCGGCCTGTCGTCTTCCATACCTTTTGTTAATTCAGGGACCGGAGTAACTTTTAAACCCCAGTTTTTGTCATCAACCGGAAGTAAAATATCAGAAAATCTACCTTCTGCTGTCTCACATTTTGAGCGAAGGATGTTTACAACTACTCTTGAGCGGACAGGACCGGAACTTCTTCCGCGTGCTGGGGCTTCGCCTGTTGCGTAATCTATCATATCCGAACCGGCTGACATTATCACTGAATTATACGTTTCCTCGTCCTCTCTCCATCGCCTTTCTATCCCCGAGGCCGCTCTATATTTTATCGCTTCATCGCGCTGTTTGATTAAAGATTCTGCCAGCGCCTGGAGCCTCTCCCTGTATCTGTTCTCTTCGACTTCATCGGTAGCGCCCCTTAACTCTTCCCGCTTTTTTGTGTAATAGTTTTCCTCTTTCACTTCTTATAATCCTATTTCATCATCAATCGGTTTGTATGACCACTCAGGCGAAATTACTACTGACGTTTGTTTTGTGTTATCGCATCCAAACTTGTTAATCCCCCGGACCAGCGTTTCGAATGCGTCATATGGGTGCATAGCCCAGTCATGCTGAGGATGATTTTTCCAATCTGCCGCCTTATCGTCCCATTCTCTGCGGAAATTGTCTAAACCGTTTATCCCGTCCTCACATTTTTTAACGTCTATCCAGCACATCGGAAGAAACAATTTTGATTCCTGGATTGCGGTCCATTTATCAGCGACCATTGGCACAATATGTGTGTTACGCATACCGGCAGTTTTTAAAATATCCTCTATTGTCTTTGGCTTTTCGTCCGCTCTTGCCGTACCAATCCTACGAGCGCCGGCGTCGTGCGGTAAATAATGATGCCCGTATAGATATGGTTTGCGCTGTAGATCTCTCCAATAATACAACACATCATCATCTGTGCCGGAAATATAATCAATCAGCCTGTGTTGCAACCCGGTTTTTTGATGCAGCCAAATACACATCCTGTCGCTGATCCCAAAATCCCATGCAGTGTTAACCGGGACTGACGGGTCATACGGCACAATTGTAATTTGCCCCCCGGACCTGAGTTGAGCCATTTGTTTTGATAGATACGCACCTGATACAGCAGCTTCAAACGCTTCCTCGACGGTCGATGGGTGTTCCCTTTTTATATCATCGCCCAGGGTTTCGGCTTTGGCAGCGTACCATCTGCGCTGTTTATCAGATATTGTTATATCGAGTGTCTTTTCTAACTCATTAAAATACTCATCGAGCTTTTGCGGCCAGTCGGTTGCAGCCTC